TTATCTTCTTCAGGTAGTATTTGTATACTAAGGAATGTTGGAATATACAACAAGTGCATATTAACTAGTCCGCCACCCATTTGTATGCCGCCTGGAACTTCGCCTACATTTAACTTTTTAAATCCGCTTTCAAGTTTCCACTTCATAAAATCAGGCAGGTGCTTTATGTTGAATATCTGTATTGCTGTTGCTAAACTTGTTTGTATATTGTCAGGTGTGTTGTCAAGCATATGCAAAGTTTTTTCTACAGTATCAAAGTTTGTAGGATAACGTATATATTCATCACGTCCGTGACTAGCATCCATACTAATAGCAAACTTTACTTTTTTAAACTTACTCCACATTTCAATTAAATCTTGGTCTACTAACAGTCCATTTGAATTGTAACGTAACAATATTTTGTCTTGATAACCTTGTCTAATAATTTCTTCAATAAACAGCTTGTGTTCTTTAATCATGAGAGGCTCACCGCCTGCAAAGTATACTTGTTTTAGATTAGGTATCTGTGCATACATTTCTTCCCAGAATGTATCTTTTTCGTGCCACTTATTATTAAACTGTTTCTTATCCCACTGCATTTGTCGTATAACTTCAGGATCTTCTAACTGTGGCATTAATTTTTTATGATCTACTACCCACTTGCTCGAATCATGCGGACTACACATTACACACTTAATATTACAGGTATGACCTAGTCGCAAGTCTAAATACTGTAACTGTTCAGGAACTGTGCCATCTTCTTTAGTCTGGCGTATTAATTCAGGAATGTCTACACCATCTTCCATCCAAGTATAACTTTCCCAAACACGCTTACTTGCAACTCCGCGAGATTCTTCTTCAAAACATTTTCGACAACTAGCAGGTATCTTACCGTCAAGCATAGTTGTACGTACACTTTTCATGTAGTCGTTATTCCATGCTTCCATTGGAGTTTCTCTACCAAAGTTTGCAGGCTCTCCGTCTTCCATTTTAACAAGGCCAACTGTGTGATCTCCACCGGCTCCGCTTGCATTAGATGAACAACATAACCTCATATCGCCATTAGGTCTAGTAGCAAAATGTATCCAAGGCAAAACACAAAATGTTTCGCTACCAGCTTCTTTAGTTATTGCTGATGTATATTTGTCTAAGTTATTCATACTTTTGTCCAATAATCATATAACGTGTGTATTTAGGCGTTTTAAGTTCACCTTTGTACTGAACGTGAATATTACTCATCTTTACAAAATCATCTAGATCAGTACTGCAACGTATATGTTCTTCGTGATCAAAATAATTATTACTTTGTAATACTATCTGGGCATCTGTAGGTACGTTATCTAACCACTTGTCGTAATCTTCTTGTGTTATATGCTCACAACTAGTATTAATAACAATATCAGAAAAATATCTAAATTTACACATGTCTTCTGTGACTGCAACAAATTTGTTATCTATCTCTTGCCGTTTATTCATAGTATATGCAATTGGTTCACATGTAGGATCAATGTCAACACTTGTAATATGTAATATCGGTATGTCACTGCTAAACAATAAACTTGCTAAAACGCCATGCCATCCTCCGTGTATAGTAATAGTATGTTGAGTATATTCTGTTCTTCGTGCAAGAGCTAACTGCTCTACAAGCCATAGCTTACTATTAACTTGTCCCTTCCAAAAACTTTCAAGTGTACGATAACTATCATCACTATTGCGGATAGCATCCATCCAAAATAATACGTCTTGTATATCTATCTTCATAGGTCGCCTACCGAATCTGCAAACTTTGCTGGTTTAAATAATGGATAAAATTCTTTTAATTTACTAATATCAGGACGTCTGCGTTTAACACTGCCTATATTACCATCTACATGTTTCCAAAAAGGATTTACACCTTTGTGTTTAGCAAGTATAGTTGCTGCTTCTAATACGGTTATTTCTTCATCGCTGCCAATATTAACAACTTCAAAGGATACATCTTTAAATATATTTAATAATGCATCAACTGTATCTTCAACTCTAATAAAACAACGTGTTTCATCTGCTCCTATTAATGTAAAGTCTTCATTATCTATTTTATCTAATATATCTCTTACAAAATGACCCGAGCCTGATGCAGGACTAAATGCATTAAAGAATCTTACAATTAAACAATCAATACTTTCACAATTTGTTAAATAATTTTCACTAACCATTTTGCTTAGTCTATAACTCCAACGAGGATTGTGTATGTCTTTGATGGAAACATCTATTAGTTCGGGCGTTGGAAACACTTCCGTGCCTGCTACTACTTCACTAGAACTTGCGTAGATTAATTTGCATTTAGAATTACGTTTGCAAAAATCAAATACTGAAAAATCTGTTGTAATATTATTTTCAAGTAATTGATTAGGTATATCATAAAAATACTTTGTACCGTTTATTGCACCCATATGAAATATATAATCAAAATCGTTATCTATTTTAGGAAGATATGTTTGTATATTTGCTGTTACATACTCTGCACAACCAGGTCTATGTGAATATCTAAAATGATTATCAATTGCAACTACATAGTAGTCGTCGGCATTTAGCTGATTACACAGCTCTCTACCAATCATTCCTGATGCTCCTGTTACTAAAACTTTTTTTGCCATCTTTTATTTAACTCTCTAATATGTTTGAACCAATTTTGATCAATACCTTTTTCGTCAAGTGTTTCAATAAGGAAATCTAAATCCTTAGGTAAACACTTACCTCCAAAGCCTCGTGTTCCATCGTGTCCGGGAACTTCCATATATGTTTGGTCTTGTTGTATGTCTAAGTACATATCTAATACTTTATTATAATCAGCGCCGACATTTTCTGCTAAATCATAAAACACATTTGCAAATGCAATACGCATTACTGCAAAATTATTAGAATACATTTTAACTAGCTCTGCTTCTTTAGTAGAACATGTTTTAATTTCTTCGTCTTGTAGCCATTGCGGTATACTATTGTCGCTACCCACAACTAACGGACGTTTAAAGCAATCTGTATCCCAATATCTTTCACGCAAGAACTCTGGCATATAGATAATGTTACCTGCTTCTTTTTGTATTTGTTCACATGCTCCTAATGGTAATGTACTACGAATTACAATTTCTACATTTGCATTATGCTGTTTTAAATCTTTAATTTCATTAATTACTATATCAATATCTGTTTCAGTAATTGTAGGTATACAAATAAAAACGGTATCTGCTTCATATATAACTTCTTTTGGCATGTCAAACATTATGTCATACACAATGGCCTTTGCATCTTTAAGCAAACCTTTGTGTGTAGCTTTACCTACATAGCCATAACCTAGTATTCCAAACTTATTCATACTTTCCTCTTTGGTATTTTGCTATCTGCACTACTTACACAAGTAGGAGTAATGCACTTAGATGGTGCTTTAAACAGCTCAAATCCTTCGTTTAACGTGCCTAAGGGTTGATCTTTACAACTATAACTGCGTTTAACTTCATTCTCACGTATAACGCAACCTTGATACCCTGCATTACATTCCCAACCCTTAAACTTGTTAAATCCAAAAGCATTAAACCGTTCTGCTTGATCTAATAGGTGTTTATTGCCATTTTTGTCAATAAGCTCTACTCCTAAAATAGGTATTAGTTGCTTGAATTCTTCTGGGATTCTTTGTGGAAATCCGGTTTGCATTCTTGTGATCTGGCCTTCAGTGTATCCATGTACCACGTAGGAGGCGGTAGGATCGGATTGGGGCTTGAGAGTGACGTTAATACCTCTGGCGGCAAATCGTTCAAGGCGTCCGTATAATTCTTCGAACATTTCCGGTACCATGACTTGATTAATTGTAACAAATGTTCCTCCTTTCATTAATTGGAGACATTTATCTCCAAATTCTTGTTCGTTTGCAAACTCTGCATGATAGCTTGCTGTAATACTTCTACGTTGTAGAGTACTAGTTGACTCTAACCATCTGTTCCACCATTTGCTTCCTGGGCTTAGATTGGTCGTCATGTGGATACTCTGGTACTTGGGTGCTGTATCACTACAGTAATGGTCTATAACCTCCCCAAAGTATTTATAAGCAGTTGGCTCGCCTCCGCTAAAACTAAAATGGAAGTCAGTAAATCCGTTATCACGAGCCTGTGCTTTAATATTATCTATTGTACGTGTATATACCTCTAAATCCTGGTGATCAGGAGTACTAGATCTAGCGTACGGCCAACAATACGAGCAGTTATAATTACAAAATCTAGCAAGTATCCATGACACAGTAAAAAGATCAGTGTTTAAAAGAGTTTTTTGTCCAAACTCTGTAATATCATCCCAAGGTATTTGTTGAAAGTTATTCATACTTGTTATTACTCTCATACATTAGGTTACTACATTGACGAGAACATGTCATACACTTGTCTGCACCATTCCAGTAATCAGATAATTTTTCAAATAGTGTTGTGTTTTTGGATAGTACACTGTCTTTACAATTAGGAATGCCAACATCTGCTAAAACTTGTTTGGTATTTTCAACACTTAGATTACGTAGTTCGTGTATTGGCAGTACTTCTTGTCTTGGCTGTTCTAAATAATCTCCGCCAAGCCAACAACAAGGAAATATATCACCATATGGATCTACAT